AAGAATAAGAAATGGCTCGAGTGCAGCGGTCCCGGCGTGAATTGCGCGCAGCCTAGCGCTCGCCTGGTCTTCGCTGTTGACGAGCTGCAGACCTGTGAGCGGTCGAAACGGCGAGCGGTCGAAACGGTCGAAAGGGGAGCGGTCGAAACGGTCGAAAGGGGAGCGGTCGAAACGGTCGAAAGGGGAGCGGTCGAAACGGTCGAACCTTGTGCCCCTCAAGGGTCGCGGATTCTGTGGGATGATCCTTCGCGACCCTCCCCAAAATCGGTCGCGCGCCGATCGGGAATCGGTCGCGCGCCGATCGGGAATCGGTCGCGGGATCGATCGGGAATCGGTCGCGGGCTCGATCGATTATCAATCGATGAGGAACAAAATTCGGCGCGGGCTCGATCGATTATCGATCGATTTTGAATCGGCGCGGAACCCGCGACCGATCGCGCTCTGGATCTATCGACAGAATCCAGGGTTCACATTGAACGAAAATAGGTCTCCACATTATTGAGCTGAGGGGCGATACTTAAGGGGTCGCGCGGGATGTCCGCGGGGCGCTCTCACTATCTCTCACTATCTCTCACAAAATGAAGACACTAGAAGACAATAGAAAGAACATCACGATTCAGGCCCATGGCGCTCGCGAGGGATGCTATGTCACCACCTTCCAAGGCCCCTTATCAGTCTGGAAAGCATACAAGCGGGGGGCCTATCTCAACGCTTCCCCTTGTCCGCGGGGTGGCGGGCCTTATTCCGACGGTTCCGATGTCCGCGCGGATGCTCTGGACATCATCCGCGCGCGCGGCATTAGGTGGGGCGCATATGGCGACCCCGCTATGCTTCCCCTATTCACCGTGGAAGCATGGACCGATCGGCGCGCGCGCTGGACTGGATACACTCACCAATGGCGCGCCGATCACGCGGACGGGTTCCAGAGCCTACTCATGGCAAGCGTGGAATCCGCGGAAGATGCCGCGGAAGCGCACGCGCGCGGATGGAGAACCTTCCGCGTGAACGATGACGCGGAACCGATGGCGGACGAGATCAATTGTCCCGCGTCCGATGAAGGCGGCAAGCGTACCGATTGCCAGACTTGCGGATTGTGCAATGGCGCGGACGGATCCGTTCAATGGCGCGCGGATGCGCGGAATTGGAAGCGCCCCTCTAACGGGGTCATCTTGTACGAGGGGCCAAGCGTTATCGACGGCGCGCCGATTGTCGCGATCGCGACGGGGTTTAAGTCTCCGTCTTCTAATGACAAGACGGGGACCATGATCCAAGTCTGGATCTTGCGCGCGGACATCGCCCCGCATGAAGCGCAGAAGACTGGAGCGGATGAGAGCATCTGTGGGGATTGTCCTATGCGACCCTTGCTAGTAAAGATGGCGCGCGTCTAGTCGCGACCCCGCTACCCCTTAGGCCCCGCGCGGATGATGTCCGCGCGGGGTTTCTTTATGTCAATGCCATGCGCGCGCGCGCTACCTATCGGCGCGCGCGCTCTGTCGCGCGCTCTGTCGCGATATGAGACACCGATGCCCCGCGTCCGCGCGCTCTCCCTGGAATTCTCCGCGCGCTCTGTCGCGCGCTCTCTGTCGCGCTCTGTCGCTGCAGCTGATTAGGCCCCGCGCGCTCTGTGATCCGCTCGCCTAGTCTTCGCCATTAGGCGCGCGCGCGCTCTGTCGCGCTCTGTCGCGGGGTCGCGCCGATACCCGACAGCTCAGGATCCAGAATCGGCGCGGACGCTACCGAGACGCGGGGCGCGCTCTGTCGCGGATCTGGTCTCGCTATTGAGCTCGAGAGCACCCCGCTTTAAAGGCCCGTGAAGCGGGGTCCAATGAATCAGAATAGACATTATCAGACCCTAACAAGACCCTAATCTATCGATGTCGCATTGTCGAGATAGTATAACTTGGATTCTACTCTAGGATGCCTCAATATAGGTGTTCGGGTTCTGTTAGGGTCGGGCCTAGGATGTCGCAAACCGAGAATAGGATGCCGCAATTTCAGACGGGCCGCGAATCGTAGATTAGGGCCTCAGCTTCGGCGTACACGGCCTCTAGGGAACATCCCCCAATGCGAACTCCTATAAAAGCAAGATCCTAGAACGGAATCACGCCAGAGCTCTACCCCGCTTTTTTTGGCAGCAAAAATACCCGATTTTGGGGTGCTCGGCATCCTTGACCCCATATCTGGGGGCGTGGAGACCTTCTTCGTCGTTATTTGCTCGTTTTGTCCGTAAGAAGGAGACGGATGACCAATGATCAAAAACCTGCGAAGGCGCAAAAAGCCTTTTTGGAAGGTGCGAGGACCGACGAGTCTTTGCCCTACGGCAAGCAGGGCCGCCCCTTAGATAGCCACACGAAGTCGATGTGGATGGGTGACGATGGAACCTCTCAGCCGACTGCATCCCGTTGGGCGATGTCTCTGGGCGGCGAGAAGGACATGATGCGGCCCTACGCGCAGCACCCGTGGGTCTATGCTTGCGTGTCTGCGATTGCCCGAGCCGCCGCGAGCGTCCCCCTGAAGCTGCACCGAACTGGGCGCGACGGTCACACAGAGACGGTGACTGAGGACGCGGTGCTTGATCTGCTGTCTAGGCCCAACCCTCTGATGAGCCAGCGGAAGTTCATGCGATGCATGGCTACAAACCAGCAGCTCTATGGCGAGAGCTTCTTGATCTTGCTCAAGGAGGGGCATCCTGTGGAGATGAAGACTCGAGGCATGAGCTCTCCTCACGCCTTAGTGGAGGAGCCTGATGAGTTCTGGGTAGTCCGCGGTGACATCGTGGATATGCAGACGGACAAGGAGACTGGTGTTCCCCGGCAGTACAGGATCCCGGTCTCCGGTGGATACAGGCACTACCCCGCTCACGCAGTGGTGCAGATTGCTGACATCAACCCTTACTCGCCTCTCCGCGGAATGGGTCCGGCCCAGGCAGCGCACAGAACAGCGACCCTTGACTTCAACGCGCAGAGGTTTGACGAGGCTCTGCTTGCGAATGGGGGCTCGCCTGGTGGAGTCTTGACAACTGACGGTCCCTTGACGGACTCGGACATGAGGTCAATCCGGCAGAGCTGGCGTGAGACTTACAACCGCGCGGAGGGGCACAAGCAGACTGCTGTGCTTCCGAAGGGTACGACATACAAGGAGATCGGCATGACGCCGGTCGACATGGAGCATCAAGACCTCCGCGAGTGGAACCGGGACACGATTATGAGCGTGTTTGGGGTGACTCGACCGATCATCGGCCTGACCGAGGGGCTTAACTATGCCTCTGCGCGCCATGCTTTCCGGGTCTTCTGGGAGGTGACGGTGATTCCCTACTTGGATTTCCTCGTCGACGAGCTGAACACCAAGCTTGTGGCTCGGATTGCGGGTGTCGACAAGAGTATGCGCCTTGGATACGACATCTCTGGCGTCTCTGCGCTGCGAGAAGACGCGGATTCCAAGGTGGATCGGATGCTCAAGATCTACGAGCAGGGTCACCGAAGCTTCCGCGAGGCCGCGGAGCTGGCTGGAATGGACCTTGGTGAGGTGGAGCTCGACGGCATTGATGAGAGATACCGTCCTGCGAACCTCGTTGAGGCTGATGAGCCGACGCTTGACTTGTCTAAGTCGCATGACCCGGAGCAGGTCGAGAACCTCGAGAACTACATTGCGATGGTTGAGGAGGAGAACTCGGAGATGCGTATGGCTCTTGAGGAGCGGGGCATCGACACCGAGTTCTCTGAGCAGGAGCGGCTTTTAGAACAGCGAGCCCTGCAGGAATCAGAGCAGAAGAACGGTGATCTGGACGAGGTGTTCGCGAAATGGCGCGATACGGTCAACATGAGCGCCTCGGATCTCAAGCGTTGGTCAGACAACGAGTGTTCTCGCCTTGCCTCGGTCGACCCTGATGCCGTCATCAAGCGCAACCTGCGTCTCTTGGAGAAAAACAAGGACGATTGGAACGCTAAAGACATCACAGACGCCAACAGGGCGATCAGCTTCATCTCTCGGATGCGAGGAATGCCGAAAGGCGACCCCGTCCGCGAGGGATGCGAGAGCAAGCGTGACATCTCTCTCAAGAACTGGGCTTACAACCCGAACAAGGGCTCTAAGTCTGAGTCTGGCAGCGCAGTTACAAAGATCTCTTGGCCTGAGGGACTCAAGACGGAAGAGAAGCGCATCTCCTACTGGAAGGTGATCGACGCTGAACAACAATTCCACACAGATCAGGTCACGCGCAGGATTCGACGGGTCTCTGATGACCTAGTGCTCGCGACCAGGCAGAAGTTGCGCGAAGTTGCTCGTCAAGAGCGCAAGGCTCCTGCTGTAGAGACAAAGCTAATCCTGACGAGAGCTGAGATCGAGCGGATCTTGGACTTGAACGAGGAGCGTTGGCTCGCGGAGCTCGAGGAAGCAGTCCGCGGCCCTCTTGAGGGCGTGATCAACGCTGCCGCAGCGAGCATGAGTGCGGAGATTGGAGGTGGATCGATGGGGATCTTGACGGTGACCGACCCGATAGCGGTCAACTATGTCGACAAGTCCTTCCTGATGATCAAGGAAGGGTGGTGGACAAACGCTGCTAGGTCTCTTCAGGACACGATCTTGCAGTCCTTGACTGGTGCTCCGCAGAACATCACGCAGATATCGGAGGCGATCGCGGCGACCTTGGAGACTTTGGAGGGCGAACTGCGCGTTGTGCAGGGGCAACTTAGGACACGGGCACTGATGATCTCGCGTACAGAGGTCGGGGCTGCCCAGAACTTTGCCCGAACGGAGCAGATGGCTCTTGAGGGGATCGAAACTCACACTTGGCTTGCAAGTCGCGACGAAGTCGTTCGCGATGCTCACAACATCCTCGACGGCACAACCGTGAAGGTCGGAGATGAGTTTGGTTACGGGCTCCGCTGGCCTGGTGACAAGAATGCCACTGCCAGTCAAGTCATCAACTGTCGCTGCTTCACTGCTCCGGGGAAGAACTAACCCCCCAACACAAAGAATCATGGCTGAACACCTCGATTATCTGATCGCATCTGGCTCCGCAAGCATGGAAGACCTCAAGGAGGCCGGCGAAAAGCGTGTCCACTCGGTGAAGTCTTCTGATCAAGTCCCCCAAGTCCGTCTTCACAGCGCGGACCCCATCAGCATTGACGATGATACGCGGACGATTCGCTACATCGCGTCCGACGAGACGCCTGACCGCGTTGGGGACATCATCAAGGTCAGCGGATGGCATCTGGACAGGTATGCCCAGAACCCCGTGATCCTGTGGAGCCATGATGGCGAGACGATCCCGCCTATCGGCAGGGCGCTCTCCATGACGCCTGAGGCGATCAATGATCGTCCGGCCCTAGTCGCCAACATCGAGTATGCGCCTAAGGACATCCATCCTTTCGCTGACACGGTGTATCAGCTCGCTAAAAACGGGTTCTTGAAGGCGACGAGCGTTGGTTTCTTGCCCCGCAAGACCGCGAAGTTGTCTGACGAGGAGCGCGGGATGCTCGGTCTTGGCAAGTACGGGGTCTTCTACGAGGAGACTGAGCTCCTTGAGCTCTCTGTCGTGTCAGTGCCGGCGAACCCCGCGGCCCTGCAGAACAGCCTGAAGGGGATGATCAAGCGTGGAATCCTCTCTAAGGACGAGGTCGCTGAGTATCTCGCCCACACCGACCGCGCCGGCGACTGCGATGGCTTGATGAAAGAGCTCTGCAGGAGGTCATTTGTTCAGGACGGGGGGCACATGAGCAATGTGATCCGTCACGCTGACTTCCTTGGCGCGATGAGGTCTCTGTCCAATGTCGACCCCGTTGAGGACGCGATCACTGAGGTGAGCGAGAACACAATCGAAAAAGACGCTCCAGTAGAGAAAGGCCCCGCTTGCCGAATGGCTGACGAGACCAAGTCAGAGTGCGTTTCCAGAAAAGTGCCTGAGTTGATCGACGAAGGCATGGAGCGCGATCAGGCAGTCGCTGCAGCAAACTCAATGTGCGAGACGCCCTGCTCAGAAGGTTATTCCGCTGAGATTGACCAAGAGAAGGCAGTTGACTTTATCCGTCGACACATCTCGAACATCGTGCTGAACGATGATGGCAACTATGTGATCACACATACTCAGGCCGAAGGCAACCTCATCGACGATGACCAGATCGGTGGGCCGAACACAGGTCCGAACCCTGTGACCTACCCGAATGCCCCTGTGTCAGGCCCAGACCCCTCTTCTCCTGGCAAGCCGGTGACCCCCGGTGGAGGAAAGTCTGAAGATGGGCTTCAGCGCACCCTCGAGGCTGTTGCCTCGATTCAAGAACAGCAAGCAGAGATGACCAAAGCGATGCGGCAGCTTGTGGACTCACTCTCTGATTTGACTAGCCGACTAGCGACGAAAGACCAAGGTGGTGATGGGGGTGGTGCGTGTTGCGCGCCGGATGCTCCTAAGCCGGATGCCAAGGAGACTTCTAGCGATGAGATGGCGAAACAGGTCTCAGAGGAAATCTCATCCTTTGAGAGCAGAATTGGCCGCATTTTCCAATCTCAAGACTCCTAGAAAAAACAAGGAATCACCAATGTCTGATGCAAACACACCCTCAGGAGAAGCTCATCTTAAAGCTTCCCTCGACGCCCTAGGTGGGCGTCTTGACAGTGCGTTGAACGACTGGCAAACCGCCGAAGTCGAGAAGCGAGCTGAACTCGAAAAGCAGATTGATGTGCTCAAAGCAGGTCAAGATGAGATGCAGGAGCGTCTCAAGGCTGAGAAGCAGTACCACCTCCCCGGAGTTGAGTCAGCGACCTCTGTCAACCAGAAGGACGCTTTCTCTGTCGGTCGCGCAGTCCGCGCCATCGCAACTCACAACTGGGCTGGGGCCGAGTACGAGAAAGAGGTCTTTGAGCAGGTCAGCAAGACCGCGATGGACACCACCACCACCGGCGCCGCCGCAACGGGTGGATACATCATCCCCGAAGAGGCCCTGACCAGCGTCATCAACAAGCTTGTCGCGAAGTCAGTCTCTTTCCGTCTTGGAGCTCAGGAGCTTTCAGCTACCCACACTCCCCTGACGATCCCCCGTGTTGGCACAGCAACGACTGCTGCCTGGGTCGCTGAGAACGCTGCGATCAGTGACAACCACATGGTCTTTGAGCAGATCTCCCTGACGCCGCACACGCTTGCGTCTCGCGTGATCCTCTCAAACACCTTGCTTGAGACGAGCCTCCCCGCTGCTGACCAGGTCATCGAAACTGACATGGCGACCCAGCTTCAGCTCGGCCTCGACAAAGGTGTCCTTGAGGGCTCTGGCTCTTCAGGTCAACCGACCGGCATCACCGAGACCAGTGGTGTCAACACTCAAACCGCGACTGACGCTCAGGTCACCTACGAACAGTTGGTTGACTTCGTCGCCGCGGTGCGTGATGACAACGGTCTTGATGGATCCCTTGGTTGGGCCATGAACCCGAAGCTTCTTACTCAGATCCAGAAGATCAAGTCTGATGGAATGCAAGAAGACACCGCTAACGATGCTGCTGCATCTACTGTCACAGGTGGAATGGGTCACCAGATGTCACGCATCGTCATCTCTGACGCTGCACCGACGATGATCTTGGGTTACCCATACGAGGTTACGACCCAGCTCACCGGGGCTTCTGGTGTTGGCGCCAAGTCTGCCATCTTCGGCAACTGGAACGATGTCCTCGTCGCTCGTTGGGGCGGGATGCGAATCCTTGCTTCATCGACCTCTGATGACGCTTTCAGCAAGGACCAGACGCACATCCGCGGAACCCTCCGCGTCGATGTGGGCGTCAGACAGCCTCTCAGCTTCTGCGTAGCAAGCTAAGACTTGCTTTTAAGGTCGCCGGTCTCGTTTTGGGCGAGGCCGGCGACTAGAACCTCAATCCAAACCGACTTGCCATGAAATCAACCCCGATTAGACCGGACCAGATCGTTCCGATTAGGCCAGACCAGTATGTCCCTATTCGACCGGACCAGATCGTTCCGATCGATGGCTCCAAGCCGGCGAAGAAGGCTAAGAAGAAAGCCAAGAAAAAGGCCAAGAAGAAAACGGCCAAGAAGGCGTCCAAATGAAGTGGCGTGTACGCGAGGGGCATGAGCTCCGCTTCCCTGATGGGCAACTGTGGGGATCCGAGGGCGAGGTAGTCGAGATTCCGACAGATGACAGCAACCCTGAGGTCGCTGCAGCAGCTCGTCGGATGCTTGGCAACAAGGACATCCATCTTTTCCCGGTCATGCCGGACGAGGATGCGCCCAAGCCGAACAAGTACCCGGAGCCATTCCTAACCAGGCTGCGCGAGGCGGGCTTTAAGGCCCCCAAGAACCGCATGGTGAAGAAGACCTCCCGCAAGAAGAAGTCCGCTGAGATCGCGCCTGAGGAGGGCACAGAGGGCTCTGACTGATGGCAATTGATGCGACAACATCCGCAAGGGTCAAAGAGCTCCTAGAGATTGACTCTGGAGATACGACCTATGACACCATCCTCGGAAGGATGGTGGACTATGTGTCGCGTCGAATCGAGAACTACATCGATCGTGAGCTTGAGTCCAAGGGGCGCACAGAGGAGTACTCCATACAGGAGCGTCAATCTGTAGTGTTCCTCCGTCACTACCCGGTGACGGCAATCGCGAGCGTAAAGAGCTCGACCGACTGGGACTTCAGCTCTGTCTCGGCGTATGACTCGGACAACTACCATGTCGACGGCGAGACGGGGATGCTTCACCTGAAGTTGTACCCGTCTGCCGGCCCCAACTCTTTGCAGGTCTCCTACACCGCGGGGTTTGCGGCTGATACATCTGCGCTTGCCAGCGCATACCCTGACATCTCGTTCGCTGCTGACCTGCAGACCGCGGCCCTGTTCCGGCGCAAGGACGCTCCGCAGGGCGAGATGCTTCGTTTTGCAGACTCGACCTCCAAGAACGAAGGGCCGATCCAGCTCCTGCCGGATGTGGTGGAGGCTCTGGCGCCTTATCGTCGATTGAGGTTTGGTTTCTGATGACGCTGAGAGCCGGTGGGGATTGGTTCTTCTTTTGGCCTAAGGATCTCAACGATCTAGCTGACGCTATAGACCCCAAGAAAGGGGCGTCTCGCGCCCAGAGCCTTGAGAAGCGTGTTGCGGGTAGGTTCAAGAAGGCTTTTTCGCAGATGGGCGCCGATTGGGAGAGGGCGCTGAAGGCGAGGCACGGGACAGGTGGAGCTGCCGCGAGCCCGATCACTTCCTCAAGGCCAGGTCGACTGTACAGGCGCGATGGCGCTCTTATGCGCTCAGTTAAGTTCTTCACAGAGCCTAGCGCAGGAAGAAAGGCAGGTCGCGAGGGGTATGGTGGAGCTGAACTGACCTTAAACCGTCTTGCTCTTGTAATGATGGTTGGTGACAGCGCGACTCCGTATGCGAAGATCCATGAGTACGGAGGAACGGTCACCCCCAAGAGCAAGAAGTGGCTAACAGTGCCACTGCCCGATGCAGTGACTGCTTCTGGGCGACCGAAGGGGGCAGCGCAGATTCGCCGCACTGGTGATGGTTGGGAAACCGACATGGGGCCGACCTTCATTTTGCAGAAGGGGTCTAGGCGATTTATTGCCGTTCAGACGGGCAAAGACATCAAGCTCCTGTACACCCTCAGGAAGTCTGTGACGATTCCCCCTCGCCTCAACATGGTCAGGACTTTCAACGAGCGAGCTGGGTTCCAGCGCAATGTGTTGAGGACCGCGATGCGAGATGCTCTTGACTCCGTAGGGAAGGGGAAGAAGTGACTTTCAACCTCAGTACACTTGAAGATGTCGTAGACACCTTTGATGTCCGGCCCGGATTCCCTTTCGACACTGAGTATGTGCGTAGGAGCGAATACGAAGAGGTGCGCTCCGGGGTCTCTGGAGCTCGCCAGATGTCGACCGCGCACTCGAGGTTCTCAACAGAGGACCAGACTAGGCGATTCAAGCTCAACTTCCCTCACCTGAACGGTGACGAGGCTCGGCGCCTCAGGGATCTGTACACCAAGAGTCATGGGGGCGCAGAACTTCTAGATTTCTTGCCTCCTGGGCAGACCGCGAACCTGATTGAGCACCCGGAAGAGTTCAACTTCGCGAGCTCGACAAACAGTTGGGAGTCCGGCACTGCCTCTAAGACCACAGAGTGGAGTAAGGCTCACCCCGCATCCCCGGTCGACTCTAGCAAGTACGCATGGAAGCTTGTGTCTGGTGGAGGGAGCTCCGGGCCGGCGTCAATCGCGACCAGTGGGGCTAACGGCAAAGGCTTCTGGTCTGGATATCGCGGCAAGCCGAATGTGGCTTCCATGTACATCCGGCATGAGGGGTCGGGTGACGCGGCGACTATCGTGAGCCTTCGGATCAACTCATACGCCCTCAGGACCGGGACAAACTACAGCAGACCCCACTATGTGACATTCGATTACAGCGGAGGAGCTTGGGGAGTCAGAACCCCCTATCCCGCCGGAGATGCCGTGGGGTACTCAACCAGCGTGGGAGACTCTTGGTACAGGATAGAGGTCGCCTACACCACGGGGGACCATGTGAACTCCTCTTCAGAGAGTGGCTACACAACGACGGATACCACAGAGAGTGATCGAGTTCGATACAACTGCTACTTCTATGTCGGATCTTGGCAGGGAGGTTCAGGGAGCTACGAGGCCGGCAAGAAGGTGTACATGACGGGAGCGATGTTCGAGCAGGGAGTAGCTCGAGCTTCGACCTACACTAACGAGAACAACCGAGTCCTAGTGCGATTCGTCCCTGAGTCGCTAATGATCACCCGCAAGTCAGGAGCTGGCTGGGAAGCTCAATGCCAACTTGAGGAGGCATTGATACACGCATGACCGCTCCCTCAAACAATCCTGTCAAGTGGGAGGTCTTGAACACGATCAAGACCAACCTTGCTGCGATCACAGTCGCAAATGACTTCCACACAAATGTACGGAAAGTCCATCTGATTGACGGAGGTCCACTGAACCTCGCGGCCTTCCCCTGCATTGTTGTCGCACCAGGCTTTACCGAGTACACATCGGGAGCTGGGCGTGTCACCGGAGTCTTAGAGGGGAAAATGTCGGTCGACATGGGCATATATGTCAAGACCCGAACAAATGCCGTCCAGACTGTGGAGAAGTTTACCCGAGATGTCATAACGAAGATGCTTTCGGATGTGACGCTCGGAGGCATCTCCTTCAATGTCGTGCCAGAACGCGACGAGATCTATCTTCCTTCCGATGCCTCAGATCCGATCTGTGGAGCGGAGCTCACCTTTTCAATTTACTACCGAACCCTACGAACCGATCTAAACTCGGCGCAGACCTGAGGAACACCAAATGGCACTTCACAGATTTGATCGGCAGGTTTTCGTCGAGTTAGAGAGCACTTCAGGCACTCTGGCGAGCGTTACTGCCGCGGATTTTATCGATGCGATAGATCCGACATTCACCATCACTCCAAGGAGTTACGAGCGAAACATCGTCCGGCCCTCCTTCACACAGCATCCGCAGTACTACTCTAGCCTTGATGTAACAACTGCCGCAAGCGACACGATCGCCCAGGTCGAGATGTCCTTCTCGGTCGAGATGGCGGCACACTCTGATGGAAACACAACCGAGCCTACCTGGGGCAAACTGCTGAAGTCCTGCGGGTTCGAGGCACTCTCGACTGTCGCTAGGGCAACAATTGGCGCAATCACCAACGGCCCGATTCTTCACAGAGAAGAGTTTGAGATCAGCACAACCCCCTGTGGAAGAGCAATCGGAACGACTTTCACTGGGGACACCTCCCTGTTCTTTGACCGTTCGGCTACGGCAGTCGGATCGCTCGAGGCGACTGTCAGCACAGCAACCTGCACGGGTGCTTCCGAAAGTACTGATGTCGGTCATGCCTACATCCTGAATACCGACAAGTCGACGGCGACTGCGAACACATCGGTGTCGATCTGGATGTACCTCGATGGTCAGATGGTTGTTGCCAAGGGTTGCCGCGGCAATGTCGAGTTCTCCTTTACAGCGACTGACCGCTGCCTGATGAATTTCACCTTCACGGGTGTGCTTGATCGCTTCGACAACAATGAGTCGAGCATCACTGGTGCATCTGGAGGCAACAAAGTCGCGCCCGTGTTCTCAGGTGCTGGTTTTGGAATTAACGCTGTCGGTACTGCTCTGGATACCAGTGCAATCTTCTCGACGCTGTCGATCGACATGGGGAACGAACTCATCTACCGCGACGATGCAAACGCCGCTGACGGTGTCAAAGAGGTCTCCATTGCGGGTCGCGCTCCGACGATGAGCTTCAACCCCGATGCCGATCTCGCTGGCCATGGTGCTTACGCTACCTGGATGAGCGACTTTGTGACTGGTGCGCTTGCTCGGGCCGAGTTCCGACTTGGTGCCGCGGCTGAAGACGGAAATTCCTTCCTCTTCAAAATGCCGGCCCTGCAGTGGACGGGTATTGCAGACGGAGATCGTGACAACCTCACGGTCTACGAGGGCAGCGCGAACCTTACTGGTGGAACCAACGGTGATTCTTGCCGCTCTTCTTCTGATGGTACTAGCCGTCGCTACAGTGACAGGGGTGAGGACAACGAGCTCGTCATCATCGCTTACTGATACATCCTCTCCTTTCGGGGGGGGCGTTGTCCGCGGTGGCAGCGTCCCTCCCTTTACCAATTCCACCGCGAGTCAATCAGCACGGAGGAAACAATGCCGATTGCCCTAGACCCCAGAGCCACATTTGACTATGTGCTCCAAGAAGACCGAGAGCTGCCGGAAGAGCAGCAGACAGTG